GAGACGGTGACGTTGTCAGGGCTGGCCCCAGCGTTGATGATCACCAGGTACGCCCCGAGCTGGCCGAGGTCGGCCGCCGAAATCGTGTCCGAGGACGACACGGCCGCGGGTGACCAGGCCACCCCGGCGGCCGTCGGCCGAGTTGCAGTCAGCAGCGCCATGCGCCGCACCTCCAGAGTGGTTAGGTCCGCCCGAGCGGCGGACAGCGTCTATCGCCCGCGCCCGATACGGTGGCGGGCATGGGTGCTTTGAGGCCGTGGCATGTCGCCACGCTCCTGTGTGTGGTCGCGTCGGTGGCGCTTGTCGTCGGCCTGGTGGTGGTCGTCGTGAAGCGGGGAAACCGGCGGTAGTCAGCCCGTCAGGCGGGCACGCTCTCCAGCCGGTACACGTCCACCTGGTCCATGACCAGCGCCCCGGTGGACTCGTCACGGGTCGCCGGCATGCCCTCGTCCTGGCGGATCGGCCAACACTCCCGGCCCTCGATCACCGGCGTCACGCCAAGCAGTTGCTTGCGGCACCGGTCGGCGACCATCCGCGCGGCCTGCGCGTTACTCCCCGCGCTGTGCAGGTACGCCCGCAGCACCACACGGTCGGAGTCCATGTCCAGGCTCGTCGAGTCGGCCGGCATGTCACCGGACGGGGTTTGCACCATCATGTAGGCGACCACGTACGGCGGCACCGCCTTGGGCGGCACCCGACCGTCGTGCACCACCAGCGGCGGTGCCTCGTTGTCGGCGTCGAGCAGGTCCAGCACGGCACGGGCGTGGGCCTCGATCGTCACAACCCCAGCCCTTTCGCCGCCAGATCCTCCAACGCCCGCTCGAAGCGGGGCAGCTCCTTGGCTACCGCAGGCGCACCGCCAGGGATCGGGGCATTGTGCACCGACCCGTACTCGAACAGGTTCCCGAGCGAGCCCTGCCGCTTGTGCTTGTCGGGGCCGATCTCCGCGCTGGCTGACGTTGCCGTCGCCTTCGAGTCGTAGGTGACCGCCGACGGCAGCGCCGGTGCGTGCGGGTGCCCAGACCAGGCACGTCGCCAGTCCGTCTTGATGTTCAGCGCGCCCTTTTGCACGACACCTCGCACCGCAGGCATCGCACCCGTCAGCGCCTCGTCGAAGGTCCGCACCAGGCGCTCAACCTCGCGGTACTCCCACCGCTCACTCACGACGTCCGCTCCTCCACCTGCAACCGCCGCATCACCGCATGCGTCTTGTGGGCGAGCCCGCGCACCAGAAACTCCCGGTTGACCAGGTCCAGATCGTGCACCGACGCGGTCATCTTCACCTCGTCGTCGGCCTGAACACCCACCACCGACATGGGTAGTTGCAGCTCGAAGCGGACCATGAGCAGGGATGCTTCCCCGGCGTCCACCTCCCGGGACGTCCCGGTCGGCTGCTGCATCCGACACTTGCCGTCGTACACGGTCGAATACGTCGGGGTGACCACACCGCCGGGGCCGGTCTCTTCCCCGACCTGACGCCGGATCACGCACTCGTCGATCATCAGCGCCTCCGCGGCGGCACGCCCTGCCGACAGCACAGCGTCCAGCGACATCAGCGCCTCCGCCCGTACTGGCGAAGCAGCGACGACCGCAGCGCCGGAGTGCCGTCCATGTGCGTGGACATCGCCGCGTAGGTGGCCGACCAGTCATCCAGTGACGCCGACTTCAGCCCGGTGGGGTTGTCGTACACGTCGCGGATCAAGCCGAGCACCGCGTTGCGGGCCAGTTGCAACTCCTGCGCCCCGGTCGGGTAGCCGTGGGTGTAGACCACCGTGACCACGTCCAGGCCGCCGGGTCGGGCCGACCACCCGCACCGCCGGAACAGCCGCGACCCGCGCTGCCGGTAGCCCGCCGAACCGGCCGCCATCGCCGTGCCGTTGTAGGCGACCGATGCGACCGACTGGACAGGGAACTGCGGCAGGTTCAGCCACTGGCCGGGACCTGCGGTGACCTCGGCGGTGTCGTCGACAACCTCCACGATCCGCTGCCCGTCGGCGGCTGACTGGACAACAGCAGTCGCACACTCGATCAACAGGACGCACTTCGCGTCGACCAGGTCCGGACGACCGAGAAGGGTCTTCAGGTCGTCGGCGTCGGCAAGCTGATCGGCCACGGTGACACTCCTCGAACTGGTGGTGGCGAGGGCGGCGTGGACATCCACGCCGCCCCCGTCGATCAGTTGCCCTTGTTCGCGGCGCGGCGGGACCGGGTCGCCGGCTTCTGCTCCGGCTGGCCGCCGCCCTCACCCGGGTCGTTGCTCGGCACCGTCACGCCGCCCATCGCCGCCGGGGCGACCGCGAGACCGTCGTCGACCAGCGACTCCGGCACGGACGGCGGATCGGTCTCCAGACCGCCAGCGACCTTCTCCAGCTCGGTGATCAGACCCTGGCGGGCGTTGAGCCCCTTGGCCTTCTCCTCGTGCAGAGCCACGCGGGCGCGGGCCAGGTCCTCGCCGACCCACTCCAGCACCTGCTCGGCGGAGCCGGCAGGGATCACGTCGGTGTCGATCTCGTCGGGCTCGACCAGCCCCGGCACCGGGCGGGCCGCCGCGGCGTCCGACCGGTCCTCCTGATCCCCGGACTCGGCGGCTACGGCGCCCGCCCCGATCAGGCGGGTGCGGTGCTCCTCGGACACGTCGTCCGGGAGCGGAGAGCCCTTCGGGATGTCCACCATTGCGCGGCCCGCGCCGACCTGCGTCTCAACGGTCACGTAGCCAGCAGTGACCACGTACTTGTCGCTGTTGTCCTTCGTCATCGGTTCTCGACTCCCTTACGCCTTGAGGCCGGTCATCTTGGCGTGCTTCATCTGGTTGCCGTAGTCGAGGCCCACCTCGCCGTACAGCTGGTTGCGGTCCTTCGCGCCGGTCTTGGCCAGCGGCTCCTCGAAGAAGTGCCCCTTGCCGGGGATCTCCAGGTAGACCGGCCGGCAGTCCTCCAGCGACACCGCGGCGATCGTGTCGGCCGGCATGTGCCGGTCGAGCATGATGTTGAGCGTCCCGAAGTCCGAGTCGATGCGGTCGACCACGACACCACCGACGTTGCCCTCGACGTTCTTGATGACGTACCCGGCGGACGTGTACGCCTTCGTCACGGCCAGCTTCTGGGCCGACCCGACGATCAGCGTGCGGGTCTCCGACTCCATCAGGCCGCCGTTGTCGTAGGCGAGCTGGAGCAGCCCGTCGAGCGCGTCCTTGGTGAGGGCGGCGCCCTCGTTCCAGATGACCGTCCCGTCGGCGGTGATGTCCACGGCGGTGCCGCCCTTGGCGGTGGCCACCTTGAACGTGTTCGCCGAGCTGGAGACCACGTAGTAGACCGTCGCGGTAGACAGCGGCGTGGCCGCGCCAACGTTCGAGAACCGGACGGTGTCGCCGTCGGTCAGACCGTGCGCGGTCAGCGTGATCAGATCCGTCGACGCCGCCGCCGTACCGGTCTGCGAGGCCACACCAACGCTGACCGCGTTGGAGGTGATCGCCGTGAGCAGGCCCCGGGTCTTGCGGGCGGTGGTGTTGTCCGACGGCAGCTGGTAGACGCCGTTGATGAACGACCACTCGACGTCGCGGATCATCTGCTTGAGCATCAGCTCGGTCTGCCAGTCCAGCTCGTCCACCACGGGGTTCGAAGCCCCGGCGGTGGCCAGGCCAGCCAGCCGGCCGGTTGCCGCCCGCTTGGTGTACGACACCCCGACGGTCTCGTGGTGGATCTGGGTGACGTTCTTCGCCGTGCCGCGGACCCGGTTCTGATCGGCCGGGGCATCCTGGCCTTCCAGCGACACGTTCTGACCGGCGGTCCGCAGGTCGTAGGTGCCCCACTCGAACTCAGTGTCGGTGGTCTGCCGGCCGCCGGTCAGGCCGCCGATCGCGCTGAAGAACGGGGTGTCAGCCGGGGTGAGCAGGTGCAAGATGCTCGTGTAGTTCGGCAGGTTGTAGGTCGTGCCGAGCGCGGTAATACCAGCCATGGCTGGTCGCTCCCTTCATCGGTTCTGGGCGGCGGCCCGCGCCGGCCCTTCGTTTACGAGGTGTGCAGCTTCTGCTTCTGCAAGGCGATGACCTTGCGGAAGTCGCCGGCCTTCTGCGCGGCGACGATCTGGGCTTCCAGGTCCGGAGGCTGAGCCCCACGGGAACCCTGCGACGGGTCCGGCGCCGGATTACGCGGGCCAGCCGGCGCGGCCGGGAACAGTGCCAGCAGCGCGTCTGCGTCCGCTTCCAGCTCCTCCCGGGTCTTCCCGTGCAGCCGTTCGGCCTGCTGGGGTGTGAGCCCCTTCGCGGCGGCCACCTCCAGGCGGAACCGGGCTTCCCGCTCACTGGCCAGCTCGGTTTCGTGCTGGCTGAGACGTTCGGTCAGCCGCTCCATGTCGGTTTTGCCGTCGCCCGTGGCCTTGCCGCCCAGCGCCTCAGCGAGCTGCTTCAGCGGGGACAGTTCGGCGAGCTGCTTCTCCAGCGCCTTGCGGGCCTCCCGCTCCTCACGGAGCGCCTTCTCCCCACCGGGGCCGAGCGGCTTGTCTTCCACCCTCGACGGATCCGCAGGCACGGGAGCAGGGGCAGGCGGCGGAGTGGGTGTCGGCGGATCGCCCGCCGGCTGGGTCGGAACAGGTGCGGGCTGGGTCATCGCGACCTCCAGTAGGTGACCCGGCGTCGCGCCAGGTCAGGTGATGTATCCGAACCGGCGCAGCAGCCGCAGCGCCTCATTCCGGTCGTTGCCTGCGATCTGATAGATCGACTCCGGCATCAGCCGGGGTGGCTTCGCGGACCGATACCGGGCGCCGTCGACTTTCTGCCCGGTCCGCTTCGCGCCGAGCCGTACACCGGCCTGACCTCGGGTCGTGGCGCCCTCGGTGGTCGTGAACAGTTGATGGCCGAACACGTCCAGGGTCTGGAGGTGCCCTCGGTCCAGCCCGTTGCGTAGCGCCTTCGCCTCGGCGGCGGTGATCCGCGCGCCAGCCGGCGTCAGCCCGTACGCACCCCGCCGGGCGTTGACCACCTGCGAGATGTCGGCGCCGTCGCGGATCGCCCGCGCCCCGGCCTTCGTGAACTGGCGGTCCTGTTCGGCCTCGTCGAGGCCGTCGAACCACGCCTTCGGGTTGGTACGAGCATCATCGGCGGTGTCATCCCGCGCCGGAATGTGTACGCAGTCGCAGCGTGGATGCCGGTTGAAGCCCTGATTGAACCGGTACCGCCGACCCGCCAACACCACACACCGGCCGCACGTTCGGCCCACCACCATCCGCACGTAGCCGGTCACCTGCGGGCGTGCCACCATCGCCACCTGGTCGGCGACCCGGCCAGCGTCGGCGACCTGTGTGCGGACCATCGTGTCGAGCAGCGCATAGCCGCCCGCCATGGCCCGCCGCACGTCGGCGCCCGCGCCAATCGCAGTCAGCGTGCCGATCGCCGGCTCGAACAGCAGCGACGCCAGCGGGCGGCCGTCCGAGGCAACCCCGGCCAGCGACCCCGGCATGAACCGGCCCGCCCGGACCGGCTCGATGCCCTGCGCGTCCAACACCTCATCGAGGTAGGTGTTCGCGGTGCGGGCCGCCGCCATCTGCGCGGCGTTCGTGATGGCCAGCAACTCCGCCACCTGCGCCGACCACGACCGGGCGATGTTGCCCGGGTCGACGTTCAACCACAGATCCCGGGCCACCTCGGCGAGCCTGTCAATGAGGCGGCGGCGGTCACGGTAGTGCGCGAGGGCGATCTGCTCAGTCGACACGGGCCGGCTCCACCGGCGGGGTCGGCTCAGGCACCGCCTCCACCGGCGGGTTGTCCCCGCCCATCCCCAACCGCATGATCTCCCGCACAGGATCCCGGGCGGCGGCGGCCTCATCCTCAGCCTGCATGCGCCGGATCTGACCGGGCGTATAGCCCAGATCCTCCTGCGCCTGCCGCTTCGTGATGACCGGGCCGCCCAGCAGCTTCTGGGCCGCGTCGGCGGCCTGCGCCCGCGTCGGGGTCGCAGGGTCCCGCCAGATCGTCTCCAGGCGTTTCGCCTGCGGATCCCAGTCGCCGTCCTGCAACCGCCTCACGTGGCGGTTCATGCGCTCGTACGCGCCGCCGAACGGCACCGTTTTGCGCTCCGCCCGCTTGATCAGCCGGGCCTCGGCCGCCCGCCACGCCTCGGCGCTCGCCGGGGTGTCAGTGACCACCCCGAACGCCGTCGGCGGCAGACCAACCAGGGCGGTGGCGTGCTTCGCCAACTGGGTCAACGTGTCGTGGAAGTTCGACAGCGACGACGCCGTGAACTCGTGCGGCTTGACCTCGCCGCCGTCGACACCCTCCAAGGTGAGCAGCCGACCCATGATGACCTTGAGGGCGGACTGCTTGTTGCCGGCGTCGTCGGTGAGGTCGTCCTCGCTGATTCCGAACAGTGCACGCAGCGGGATCGCGTGAAACTCGGCGCCCACCATCATGTCGGAGGCGATTTTGTTGGCGGCGTGGGAAAGGCTCAGCAGCGGCAGCGTCAACTCCGACCGGCCGTACCGGTCGGCCAGCCGCGCCCGGTTCGTCAGCGGGGTAACCAGCACCTCGCCCACACCGTGGTCGTCGCGGCCCGTCTCCCGCCAGCCCTGCGGACCCCGGTCGTACCAGATCGTCGCGTTCGGCAGGTACAGCGTCGCGAACTCTTCCGGCAGCCGCACCAGGTTGTCCTGGTTCTCAGCCCACCGGCGTAGCGCGGCCCGCGGCTGCCGGGTACGGGGGTCGATGTCGGCGTACAACTCCAGCGGCGACTCCACCGTCACCAACGGGGTGTCGGCGTCGTCTTCGTTGGTGCCCACCGTCAGGTACGACCGGCGCATCACCAGCGCGTCGAGGCGGCCCATCTGGGCTTCCTCATCAAGGTCGTTGTCCTGCCACACCCGCATCAGGTTCGCGTCGGATGCCTGACTGGCCAGCTCCTCCGGCGCCACATCCGGATCCGGGTCGTCAGGCTCCGGGTAGCGGAACCCCAACGGGTCCAGGCGCTCTTCCAGCGGATCCACGGCCAGCATCGGCCAACCCAGCGACACCGCCTGGATCCGGTCGCCAACCTCCCGCAGGATCTCCGGGTGGATGTAGTGCAGCGGGGCGGTGCCCTCGTACAGGTCGTTCAGCTCGCGCAGCACCGGCAAATCACGGTCGTGCCGCACTGCGAGGTGGGTAACCCAGCCCAGTTCAGTGTCCGGCAGGGTCACGGCTACCTCCTCACGATCTGACGATGATCCTTGGGCGTTTCTTCGGCTTCGGCCACAACTTCGCCGCTGTCACATCACCGGCCGCTTCGTGGCAGATGATCGACGTGACACAGGCGTCGATCTTCCGGCCGTCTTCCGGCTTGGTCAGCACATACCTGCCGCCGGGGCGGGGAGCCTTGTGCGTGGCCTCCACGTGCGCCTGCGTTGACGCGCACCCGTCGTGGGTGAACGTCGGCTCCGCCTTCGTGACATCGGTATGCAGCCGCTCGGCTGCGGCCTGCATCTGCACCGGGCGGCCCGTCGCCCAGCGCAGCACCCGCTTCTCCCCGTACTTCGCCGCCCAGGCGTCCGCCTCGGTCGTCCAATACGGCGGGTCGATGTAGAA